ACCTGATGAACTTTGTCAAGTACGATGAATCCGGGAAAGAGGTCAAGCAGTATGCCGGGATGAAGCTAATCTTGAACACAGACAAGATTGAAGTTCTAAAATCAAGCACCACAGAGGTCTTGACAAATCTTAACCTGATGAATGCCACCCTGAATGAGAAACGCGAGGCAATGGGATACGCGGAGATCGAGGAGGATTATGCCAACAAACCGATGCTGACATTGGGTGTTCAGTTCGGGGATATGTATTCTCCGGATATAAACGAGAATGAGTAAGCGTAAGGTCATAACCCCGGCCATGAGAGCCCAGCAGACAATCTTACGTTTGCAGGCCCTTAGGCTATCGGAGGGCTACAAGGCAAAGATTGCCCGGGAGCGGACAACTGCTATCCGTAAGGCGATAAAGGAACTGTCCAAGTATCCCTATTCAGAGTGGGAGGGTATGGCTGCTGACCATATTATCAAAGAGCCCAAATTGAAGGAAACCATTACAAAGCTTTACCTGAATGTCGGAACACCTGTTGCACGGGTAGCGGTGAACAGATTTTTGAGTAGAAAAGCGGACACCTCGGATATGTGGGAGGAAGCATTGTATGAGTGGACCAGAAAGCACATGGGCGCAAAAATAGGTCTTATGGAGGCTGCTGTCAATGACTGGCTAAAGGACCAGGTTAGAAAAGTCATTGAGGAAAACCCCGGTGCAGGGATAGAGAAAATGACACAAATCATGCAGCGGTCAGTATCTCAAAACTGGAACACGATAAAAGAGTGGCAGACACGAAGGATAGTTCAGACGGAAACCATGAGTGCGATGAATGTGGCGGCTTCTGAGAGTATCGACTTATTGGGGATGGACTATGAGCGTACCTGGAGCATTGCGGGTAACAACACCCGGCCCTCACATGAGGTGATGGACGGTGTAACCATCAACAAGGGCGAGTTCTTCAATGTAGGTGGATTCATGATGGCCCACCCGATGGATGACACGATGGGTGCACCTGCTGGAGAAATCATCAACTGCTCCTGTTGTGCTATTGACACCCCGAAAGATAGTGGAATTGTAATATAACGACATAAAAATTTAACAAAATGGAAACAAAACCCTTCAGGAGGTGTACCTCTGCAAGAATAATGGCGTTAAAAGATATTGCGGAGTGGATGAGAGAACAGAAAATACAGAAACATGATGAGCACGGTGATATATGGGTAGTTAGTGCTTACGCGCTGGACACACCAGAACAGCGAAGGCTTAATAAAGAACTTGGAGTTTCAAAAGTGAACTATACATCAAAGGCAATGAGTAGAAAAAAGAAATAAACTCACATTATGGCCCGTGCGAAAGTACGGGCTTTTTTGTTTCCACACTACCACATCAAACAAAACATATGCAACCGGTTGCAAAACATATGCAACTGGTTGCATACTTTTTAATTAGTGTTATGTAATTGGGTATTTTCGGGCGTATAAAAGCGCGCGAAATGGATAAACTCGAATACAAAAACGTCAGTGCAGGCCTTGAAGTCAAAAAGGACGGCAATAACCTCTACATAGAGGGCTACGCGGCCAAGTTCGGCAATGTAGATTCTTACAACGACATAATTCAGCAGGGGGCATTTGCCTTATTTCTGGCGTCAGAGGACGCCAAGAGGGTACGACTGTGCTATCAACACGACTTTGATAATGTTATCGGGGTCATTGAATCCATGTATGAGGATGAGCAGGGCCTGAAGTTCAGGGCCAAAATCAGTAATACCACATTAGGAAAAGACGTAGCCACACTTTTGGAAGATGGGGCGATCAACGAGTTTTCCATCGGGTACAAGACAGTAAAGTTCGCGATGGATGAACAGCAGAACATCCGCACCCTTCAGGAGGTGTACCTCTATGAGATAAGCCCCGTGACAAGGGCAGCAAATGAAAAGGCAACCTTGCAAGCCTCTGAGCGCAAGGAAGAAAATAATAACATTAAAAAAGATTCAGAAATGGAAGAAGAATTGAAAAAGTTGCAAGCTGAACTTGCAGAAGCTAAGGAGGCCAGGAAGATTGCAGAAAACGCGCTGGCCGAAGCTGGAAAGGTGAAAGACCTTGAAGAAAAAACCGATGCCTACAAGGTAGAGGTTGAAACAAACATTGAAAATCTCGATGCATCTATCAAACAGCTAAGCGCACAAATCGAGAAGATAAACAAAAGCACCGATGGTAAATCCCTTGAAAAGGTACTTGCCGAAACTTTCAACTCCGATGAGTTCAAGAATGGACTGAAAGACGTGGTTGAAGGCAAACGCGCATCCTTTACCCATGAAGTGAAGCTGGACACCTCTGCTGTGACAGGCACAGTCAATCTGACCATGCCTAACACACAAATTGAGGCCGATGCACAACGTAAACTTGTGTTGCTGGGTAGCGTACCCTCCAATATCGTTCCCCAGGACAAAGCTGTTATCATGTGGCCCGAGGGAACGTTTACCGACAATACGGACTACGTTGCCGAAAACATCGCTCCCGGTACCGCCTCCTCGGCAGTCCTGGAAGAAAAAACCCGTAAGATCGCCAAGATCGGGGCAAAACTTCCCTTTACCCGGGAAACATCTACCGATATGTCCTACTTCCTTAATTGGGCCAAGAACGAAGCTATCCTGGCTATTCGGAACAAAGTAGACACGGAATTGCTAAGCGGTTTGGGTGCTGACACAAACGCTACAACCCAAAAGAAAATCTACGGACTTATCGGAAGTTCCACCGCTTTCAATGCTGCCACAGCCGGTGTGAATGGAGCCATCGCAGGCGCACAGATTTTTGACCTGTTGAATGCGATTGATTCGCAGATCTCCTTAGGCACCAATGATGCCTACCAGGCCAACCTGATTCTGATGCATCCTTCGGACTTCGCCAAGTATCGTTCCCTGAAGGATAATAATGGAGCCTTGTTGTTCCAGAACAACGGTGGTGTTTACTCCTACATGGGCAAGACGGTAAAACAGACCGCCAAACTAACCGCAGGTCAGATGATTGTTCTTGATACAGCCGCCTTGCAGATGTATGAAAAACTTGGTTTTGAAGTTGAGATTGAAAGAGTGGCTTCCACCGACAGTTACGTGATGTACCTGCGTTGGAGAGGTCAGTTCGTTGTTCCGGCAAACAAGAAGAAAGCCGTTATTTATGTGGCAAACATCGGTACCGCAATCGCTGCCATTACTGGAGCTGATACCAAACTGCGCATGGGCGTGGTTGCCGTTAGTGGCCTTACAGCTGCAACCGCAACAACCGCAACTGCAAAACTGAGCTGGGCATCCTCCGGGACAGACGTGAAATACAAATCCTCTACCGACAATGTGAACTGGGGTGCTGATATTAGTGATCTGTATCTTGATCTTACCGGGTTGTCAGCAAACACTTCCTACACCTACTACATCAAAGCCGTCAAGGCCGGAATGATAGATAGTGACAGCCAGGTAGTTTCCTTCAAAACTCCGGTAGCTGAAGCATAGTCATTATGTCCAAGAAATCAATAAGCAGCAAAAAGGTAAAGCCGTCCTATGAGAATAAGGCGGCTATACCTCTTGTTCACGATGGAAATGTCCGGATCGTTGTAGTGAAAGCGCATGACGGATTGAAAGAGGGGGAAATTTACGTGAAGGATGTGAACACGGCGGCAATGATGGTAGAAAAAGGATACTGGAGGTATGAGTAAGCTAAGATACACGGCAATCGGAACAAACGCAGCCATCACCCTGGCTGACTTCAAGTCCTATATGCACATAACAGGGACTACCCATGATGATGCGCTGACCGATGTGCTTAAACAGGCGACTATCCGCATACAGGAGTATGCAGATATAGCCTTGCTCCCGTGTACCATAGAGCTTGAAGGTGAGGGGGTGATTATCAAGCTGTACCAACATCCCGTGAGCGAGATAACATCTGTCAAGGATGCGGCGAAAGGCTGGGATGTGGCTTACGTTAGCGACTACCGCAAGACCCTTATCGAGCAGATAGATTCAGATGCCGTTGTAATAACATATACTACCCTACCCACAAGTACCGATACGAACAGGTTATTGAATTACGTGTATGAGATGGCCTCTGCCATGTGGGACGGAAATACCGAGGAGCAGAACAAAGTATATCAACGTATCCCAATAAACTTAAGATAATGTTAAACAAAACGGGTAACATACAGGCACGAAAGTACACCGAATCCGTTGTCTTTTATACCGTAACCTCTACCGTAGATGCCTACGGGATGGAAACGGTGAGCGAAGTCAAGGGAGGAACGTATGATGCCCAAATTACGCAGATGTCGCAGTATAAAAAGCAGTTGTATTTCAAGGATGCGCAGGTTACAGGGGTAGAGATCCGCTTAAGGTACACTTCGACTATTCCAGGGAAGGTGGTATGGAACAATCATAACATCATAATCACCGGGCATGAGAATGTGGATAACAGGAATCGGGAGCTGGTGCTTATGGGAAGCTATGTGGAGGATGGGGTATGAGCGATGGGATGTACATAGATTTTGACCAGGCGGCTTTCAGAAGGTTCAAGATGAACAAAAGGCAGTTCCGGGACAGGGTGCTTACAAAAGCGAGTGATGGGTTGAAGGATTCAGCGGCAAGGATTGTGGCGGGAGCGAAAACAAGGCTGAAGGACAACGGAAGTGTCGCTACTGGAATGTTGAGAAACAGCGGAAGCGTAAGACCCCAGGTTGATGGAACGGTAGATGCGGGATTCTATGCTGACTATGCACAATGGGTGGAATATGGAAGAAAGGCAGGAGGTATGCCCCCGGTGAAAATGATTCAGGAGTGGATACGCAAGAAGCATATTGCCGGGAATGAAAAAGAAATTGAATCAATGGCTTGGGCAGTTGCAAAAAGTATTGCCGCAAACGGCACAAAGGCAAAGCCTTTTTTAACTCCTTCTTACGAAGAAAACAAGGCAAGGATTGACGAGCTTATGCAGAAAGCGATAAATGAAGTAGCAGAAAATTACAATGGCAAGTAACTACAAATCAGCGTTAGGAAAGGTCAGGGCTGCCTTGATCGCTAAAATAAAAGCGGTCAATAGCGCATGGGTTACCTCCTCTGCCACAACCTTCCCGCGAGTAGAAATCGGAGACCTTTCTGAGATGCGCACAAGAGACAAAGGTTATAGCGTTAGAATGTTGTATTGTAACATAGATGTTATAACCAAGTCTTACGCTGATTCGCTGAGTATAAAGGGGCAGATTGATGATGTTATCATAGGCCTCAATACGCTGACTATGAGCGGATTTAGGTCTGTTTATATTGATTCGGACAATGTAACTGAAATCATAGAGCCTCAGGAGGGGTCATTCACGATATACCGAATAATCACACGAATTGAGGTTGTCGCTGAACTAACTAATTAATAATAAAAAACAAGTAAAATGGCAGTATCAGGAAGAACAAGACGAGTTTATTTGACGAAAGTCAAAGGGGGGGTGACTACTTATCCATGGATAGCAGGTGAAACCTCCAACAGTTTAGACATTAGCCGGGAGGTTTTCGGCGGTGGAGACAAAAGCAAATCATGGGATAGCTTCTTCGCCGGGAAAGGCAACTGGAATGGCTCTGCTTCGTTTAACCTCAGCAATAAGGCGAGCGATGAGCAGATCGGTTTATTAACCTCATTGAAAGCAGGCGACAAAGTAGTCGTTTTTGTTGGGGATTTGGTGGAAACGGCAAAAAATGTATTTTCCCTGAGCGATGGAATAGGCGGAGAGGCCTACATAACATCTATCAGCGAAACTAACTCAGATGGTAGCGTCTCCTCAAGAGATATCTCCTTCCAGGGAGACGGGGAGCCGTCTTATACGGCAGCACAGGTGGAATATACACCTGAAGGATAATTAACAATTAAAAAAAAGAATACAATGGCAGTATCAGGAAGAACAAGAAAAATTTACTTGTCAAGTTCGGACAAGTCGACAAATACCTGGATAGTAGGTGAAACATCAAACAGCCTTGATATCAGCAGGGAAACATTTGGCGGAGGTGCAAAGGAGGATGAATGGGATGATTTCTTCGCAGGGCGTGGAAGTTGGACTGCATCGGCATCCTTCAACTTAGACAACAGCGCAGACAAGAATCAAATTTCCCTTTTAAACTCGCTTATAGCGGGGACAGAGGTATATTTGTTCATCGGCACAGTAACCAGCGGCGGAACGCAGACGGAGGGTGTATGGGGCAAGGCACTTGTTACCTCAGTAAGTGAAAGTAACGCAGATGGTAGCGTTTCATCCAGGGACGTATCATTCCAGGGTTGTGGTGCACCCACAAAAGTACCGGCATCATAATGCACAGCCGGTTACAATACATTAAAATAGGGGATGAGGTAGCGAGGATGCTCGTTACCCCTTCCCTGTTTTCCATTGCCCGAAAAAAGGGGATCAATGCCAACATCGGAGCAGGGGCAACGGCTATCGAGGTACATGATGCTTTCATCAGGATCATGTATTGCGCCTATCTCAATTATGCAGAGGTGGAGAGGATGGATAACCCCGACTTTCCCGAACCTATCCTGAAGATGATGGACTTCATGGTCTGGGCGGCAGACTATCAGAAAGAGGCAAGCGAGATGGTGGAGGTGATCTTTGAATTGGTAACCGGCAAGAGTTTGAAGAAGGAGGAAGAGGGGACAGAAAAAAAAAAGAAAATGAAGAACCGCAGGACATAGACCTGATCGGGGAATGGGAGCCAATCAGGGACTTTTTGATCGGCTATTGCGGAAGGGATGAGGTGAGTGCGTGCAGAACCTCATTCGTTGAATATCGGGCTTTGATAAAGGCTCACAACGATAAAGAGTATGCAGAGTGGGACAGGGTAAGGATGCTGGCACACAACGCCTATATGCTGACCGCCACAAAGGGAACGAAGATCAAGGATCGC